AACGATCAGACTCGCCAAGATTTGCAGCCATGTGTTTTGTAGTGCCAGTCCAGCTGAACCATGAACCGGCCGGACCGTGGCAAAATTTATCCTCTATCCATAACTGATGACCTGGTTGGCTATCATGTAAAAAAACAATTATCCTAACAATATTTTCTATGTTATCAATATTCATGTTTTTACTGTACGTAGGATAAGTGTCCCAATGCCAAGGTAACAACATACCAGGAGTGTATTTACTAAGATCGCAAACTAAATCTTTTAGTAGAAAATAGTTTTTAACTTTTTCAAATACGTCCGGAACTGTTCTTGGAATTAGTACACCAATATTATTTTTGTACGGATCTAAATTTTGTTTGTTTGAATCAAATCCTGGTGAGCCATTGTGTTGGTACCAGCTAACTTCTGTATAGTCGTGTTCTTTCCAGGTTACTGGAATAGTACCTGTTTTATTTTTCCAATTATTAAAAGTGTATTCCAAAGTCTTTATCTAGGTTTTATGTTTTTTTTACAATTAATTTCAAATTTTAAAATTTGTTGAGGAACTAACGTATTAAAATAATGGGTATGATTGTGTTGCAAAATTGGCATCATGTCTAATAGCATTTTTTGTAAAGTTGAAAGATCCTGTGTACCAATCCAATTAATAATATCAAGCACAGCAAATAATCTTTCTGTAGGATCGCTAATGTTATCGTAATCCTCACTCCACCAATCGCTAAACGTATAAAACCCTAATTTTTGCAAATCCTTTAACGATCCAGGAACACTTAAAATTACAAAAGGTCTTAAACAACTGATTGGTTTAAAAGTTTTTTCTCCGTAGGCATTATGAGGATAATCATAAACTGTTTCTGTGACTACTTGTAAAAAACACTGCTGATAAAGTTCTGGTTCAGCCTGTTTATGATGATAAGGATCCTCAAAATTTGAATAATTTGTTTGAAAATCAAAGTTCTTTAATAATTCTAATAAATTTTGATCTCTAACTTGCCATCCGTCCTTGATTCTTAAAAAAGGCGAAGTGTGAATTAGTTCAAGATTGCTTTGCACCAAAACTCACCATTCCTTTATCTAGTAAATTATTTTCTTTAAGTAAAACAAACATAGCTAATCTATGGAACCTTTTTTGACGATTAAAGCATGAATAATTCTTCACAATTTTATCGCTGTTTAAATTTTCAACAAGTTGAGGAAAATAATTAATATTTTGCAAAGGATGTGTAATACAAGCTATTGAAACATCTTCGGTTGTTTCTTCTATCCTTAATCTATCTAATTCATTTTCTAAATTTTGCTGACTTAATATTAAGCAAAAATAATTTCCAATACCCAACGACCAAATCATGCGCTGTAGGTTGCGCAGCAAAACTCCAGGTTGATCATTGGTGATGTAATAATCTGTGTCGTAATGTAAAAATATAAATCTATAATTATTTTCGTAGTGTGGTTTACTTAACTGCTTTAGTTCTTCGTACAAACTTTGTAAATCTTCGTCATAATCTAGTAAATCAAATATCTTGTCATACCAAAAGTATTTGTCAAGTATAGGTGTTATATGGTCAATCATAAAGTTTGATATATTTGCAGCAGTAAATTTTTATTATACTGTTCGCTTTGTATATTTGTAAGTTGATTAGTTACAATAGTATCAACACTTTCAAACATTATGTTACCAGTTATATCATAATTGATATCTTCATTTACTATTTTCTGTGGTATTAGTGTGATTTCTCTGAGGCCATACGTGCTAACAAACGTTTCTTTAATAAATGCAGCTTCTTCGTAACTGATGTCAACATCTAAATTTACACGAACATGCATACCTCTATGTAATAGTGCATCTGTATTAGTTAGAACATCGCTTAGTTGATATACACGATATCTAGGTTGATCTGGCCAAGCATGATATTCTGGCTCCTTGCCCCATTCTAATACCATCATACCACGCTCGTCGTCGTGATTATCGGCATAGTTGTGTGGGAAGCAATTACCAATGTAAGTTATGTTACGCTGTGTTTGGCGTTTGTGAAAATGACCAGTGAATACATGTTCGACACCAGTGAAGTCATCTTGTTTTACATCACCGTGATCGGGCATTTGAACCATTGCATTCATGTAAAAATGCGGCAGTTCAAAATGCCCAAACATATATTTGGCATTTAGTTTTGGTATACGCTTATAATCATCGCCAACCAACCAAGGAGCAATAACCACGTCGCCACTGATATACCAATCATTACAAATATGAATGTTAGGTAAGTTCCGTGCCCACGCAACACTTTGGACATCCCTCTTATCGCGATAATAAAGATCGTGATTGCCAGGAATAAAATAAACACAGTCAAAATTGTCATTCAAATGCTCCAGAGCTTTGAGGCTATAGTTGAGAGTAACAATGTTAATTGATGCACGATTATTATGCCAGTCGCCAAGAAAGAAAGCAGTTTCGCACCCTTCCTCTTTGGCCTTTGCTGTGAACCATTTGATAAAATTCAAACAATCATCATTGTGTGTTTGACTGTTGCTTTTTAATCCAAAATGTATATCTGTGCAGACTGCTGCTTTCTTGAATAAGTTAGACATCCGTTTAGTTTACACTTTTATAACCAGCAAAGTCAAACTCAATCATCATTATATTCACCAGACGTCGAGCCGCCGCCCCAGGAGCCCATACCTTGTCTGGTATAACTAGGAGTTAGTCCGTTCATTTCAAGAATATCATCTCGAAGATTCTGGTTGCGCTTTTCAATGTTAAGGACTCGAGTAAAGGAATTAGTGATAGCAGCAGTGTAATAAGCAAAAGGATTTTGTGATTTTGATTCATCAAATTGTAGTCCAATTTGGCTGAGTTGAAGTAGTGCTTGACTACGCATTTCGTCGTTGTATGTATATCCACGCCAGTTTGAACGGGTAGCATAACGTTCGCACAGTTTCATGAACATGTGTGCTAGTGTGCGTGTCATTGTACCATGCTCTCTGTTAAATTTGCCTTTTTCAAGATCGCCTTGCCAATGACTTTTGCCTACACAGTACGGCGTGCCGTCCTCATCAATTTTATAATGCTGGAATGGAGGAAAATTGACCTTGACGAATTTGCTAGGCAGCGCCGCCGCAGCATCATCATATTCGGTAATAGGATCTTCGTCGTCGTTTAGTACAATTTGTGTTTTTTGTTTTTTAGACTTTACTGTATCTGTTGGTATGTGTTCCCAAGTCATTATACGAAACACTATGTCTGTTGCAGCTATTTTACTAGGTTTGACAGCAAAATCATCTAGTTTTAGTTTTACTGTGCTTGTGCTTTGGGCTTGATCAAACGCCGCTCTTGTTAGTCTTTCTGCTCGTAATTTACGACCTTCGGCTATATTTTTCTTATTAATTTTATCAATACCGGGCAAAATTATATCGTAGTGCGCATCTTCTGGCGCCAAAAAGCTACAATAAGTTATTTTGCTTTTGTGTATTTCCTTTAAGATATCGCGGTTGTTTAGATAGTTGTGTTTCATTCGGTTCCTTTAAATACGCTGTTAATTTAACAAATAAATAATAAAAATGCAAGAGAAAATATAATGCCTAAAGTAACTCCGATTAATCAAACAAATACCAATTCATTTCGCTCACTTACCAATACTGTAGGCGCAGCAGTTAATGGAGTTGTCAACCGTTTTATACCTGGTAATGGAAACCAAACTACTTCGGCTGGTAGTTTAAATCCTGCAGATGCACGTAGAAGTTTGGCAGGTTTACTACCCGGAGGTAGTGCAGTTGCAAAGTCATCTACCCAAAGTCCTAGTGTGCAGTTTGGCACAAGCGACGATTCTGGTAACGATTGGCGAGTACGAATTAGTATTAATCCTTCTAGTAAAATCTTGTATTGGGATCCATCATCGTCTGGTAATGTACCTGGTTTAGTGGCTCCTTTGAAACAAACTGATGGCTTTATTTTCCCCTATGTGCCATCTGTAACAGTAGCACATTCAGCAAATTATCAAACCCAACAACTTACTCATTCTAACTACGCTCAATATTTTTACGAATCAAGTTCTGTTGCTGCTATTAATATTTCTGCTGATTTTACTGTGCAAAATTTAGATGAAGCTAGATATTTTTTAGCAGGCATTTATTATTTTAGAGCTTTAACAAAGATGTTTTACGGTATGTCATCTGATTACCAAGGTAGCCCGCCACCTATAGTATATCTTGATGGTTATGGACAACACTATTTACCCCATATTTCCTGTGTTGTGACTAGTTTCAGTCATACGATGCCCAATGACGTTGATTACATTGAAGTAAGTACTCCGCAGAGTGTAACAACAAAATCTACAAGTAATACACTTAGTGGCACCTATGGATCTATAACATTACCTAGTGTAAACGGAACTAATGCTGGTAATGAAATTTTAACACAGACAATTAATTCAGCATTTAATCGTGTACCAACTTCAAGTACTTTTAGTTTAACTTTACAACCTGTAATTAGTCGTACACAAGCAATAGCTTTTGATTATAAAGAGTTTGCTCGAGGAGGATTAATAGTAGGGAAAAATAATACTTTCTCTGGAGGCTATCTATAATGGCTGCACAATACAGTTCTAGTAGTCCATACTACAACACAAAAGTATTTGGTAATTTTTTAGATGTTATGACCAATAGACCAATTTCTAAATTTCCTGACGATGTGTTATATGAAATAGACAGTGTGTACGAATATAGGCCAGATTTACTTTCGGCCGATTTATACGGAACCAGTGCATTGTGGTGGGTGTTTGCTCAACGCAATCCTAATGTATTAGTAGACCCTTTATTAGATTTTAGAGCAGGAACTAGAATTTACATTCCTAAATTAGATACGCTTAAACAAGACCTAGGAGTTTAATCTGTGGCTATAATATCAGAAGAAAACTTTGATCAGGTTAATGTATCAAACAATAGTTCAATAGTAGGCAATAATGTAACAGGTAAACAGTCAGACTATACCCCTCAAACACCAGGTCCTGTACCGCAAAACATTTTACATGATTATACTAGTTACACTTATAGAATCACATTATTTTTCTTAACATCACAGGACTATAATAATCTCTCAGCAAATCCTACCTCCTTTACGCCAAAATATAGTTTAATAAGTAGTGCAGGTGGTTATGCAACTACAATTGGGGATTTAGTAGCACAGGAAACTAGAACAGGACGGGCAAATTATAATCAAACATTAAGGCATCCAGATTTTCAAACTGATTTTTTTATTGATAACTTATCAATGGAATCTGTAGTTGGGCTTAATGCAAAAACAAAAGCGTCAAACGCCATTGACATTTCCTTTACTATCACAGAACCATATGGTTTAAGTTTATTAGATAGATTATTAAGCGCCTGCGAAACTTCTGATGACAGAAGTATTAACTACATGTCTCAGCCATATTTACTGCAGGTAGACATCTTAGCTAATCCATCAGATGATAAACTTAATCAATTGCAAATTACAAATAATGTTGTTGTAAGTAAAAAAATTGCTATCAAATTGATTGAAATGAAAATTAAACCAACTGGTAGCGGAACAACTTATGCAGTTTCAGCTATACCTTACAATCATTCAGCTTTTGATAATATTACAGCTTCGTTGCCTGTGCCCATGACAGTAGAAGCAGGAACAGTAGGTGAATTTTTCAGTAGCAATGATGAACTAGAAAAACTGTTTGTAGGACAAATAAAAACAGAGGAAGAAAGAATAGAACGTGAAGTAGAAAAATGGATTGCCGCCTATAAAAATTCTGCAACTCCTTCGGCCGCTGAAATAGAAAATCAAAGAAGATTACTCACAGCAAAAGAAAAATTTAAAGTAAAAAGTTTACCTGCTGCCTATAATGGTTACATGGAGAAAATTAAAACTAGTAAAAAACTAGCAATACAAATACCAACTAGAATAGCATTTAATATACCCGACGACGAAATAGCAAAATCTAAAATTGTCAATGCGGCTGATAGTTCCACAACTGATGTTGGTATGTCTAATTCTAGTAGTGCTTACAATCAAGTGCCTAGTTCTGGAAAAGACAAACAAGTTTTATCTTTTAATGCTGGGTACAGCATTATAGATATCGTTGATGCTATTTTGAGTAAAAGCGAATATATAAAAAATCAATTAAAAACACAACCATCAGAACAAAGTCAAACAGATAGTAATGCTCAATATACCGGTAGTAATGATAGAAGTGGGCAAACAAATACACCAAAAAAACTAAAATGGTTTAAAATATTGCCTACAGTTGCATTGCAGGACTTTGATCCGTCAACAAACACATACAGTAAAACTGTGCTGTATTCTATACTACCTTATACCGCCGCAAATGCATATCACCCAAATTTTCCAAAAGTTAACTCTTCAAATGTAGCAGATACTGTTGTGCGTGTTTATGATTATCTATATACAGGAAAAAACAAAGATATAATTAGACTTGACATAGATTTTGATTCTTCATTTTATACTCTAATAACAACTAAAGGCGACCAAGTTGTTAGAGGTGGCAATGATGCAGATAGCGATACAGACAATGTTGAAACAGCCAAATACAGTGCTCAGATTACAGAAAGATCTTTTCCTCCGGTCGTGAAAGCATTTGCAGGCGCCCAAAAAGGTTCAGTTGGTACTACAAAATCCACTGATCCTGATGAGCAAATTATTGCTGACTTGAAAACAAGCCTCTATAGCAGTCAGCGAGGCGATGCTTTAAATTTAAAACTACAAATAATTGGTGATCCAGCTTTTATTAAACAAGATGATGTGTTTTATAATCCAGGTAGTCCTGAAGAGTATGCACGCCTATTGGAAAATAGATTAGCAAACAATTCTACAAGACCTATTAGCGACAATGGGCAAATACTATTTGATGCCGAACAAGTTTATGTAAGAGTAAATGTAAAAAATGCCATAGATATTAATGATCCAATTGGTATAGTTAATAAACAAGATATTTTATCAAATGGCCGTACAACTGACGGATCATTTTCTGGAATTTATAAAGTGATAACAGTGGTTAGTGAATTCAATAGAGGTCAGTTTACACAAACTTTAGATCTAATAAGAATTCCTGATGCATTGACACCGCCGGCCAAACCCGCCAGACAAACAACTCGAGTAAACACTAATGAGACCTTAGATCAAGATGCTGAGGCAAAAAGAGGAATATTTTCTAATCCGGTTATTCCTACACCAAATGCTCCACCAGTGCCATCTAGCTCGCCAACACAGCCATCTCAGTTTACACAATCAAATCAGCCCTTGACTTTCTCAGATGCTTTTGCTCAGGCTAGAAAAGATTTTGGAAATAAACCAGGGGGAGTCTTTGAGTGGCGTGGTAAGTTGTATCAAACAAATCTTCAAAATGAACCATTTGTAGCTAATCCTACACCTGTATATCCTGGAGCAAATGAATAATGGCAGTTAATAAATCAAGCCAAGGCAGATTACCAGACTGGACCGGTACAAAACAAACCGGTGTCAAACTTGATCCGGGTCCATTTATTGGCATTATAAAAAATAATTCAGATCCTGCTAGAGCCGGTAGACTAGCTGTATGGATACCTGACATAAGCGGTGACGAAGAAGAAGCAGATAAATGGTATGTCATGAAGTACGCATCTCCATTTTTTGGAAGCACATTAGGCCTACCAGGGGATGATAAAAATAATTTTACTACTGCACAACAAACTTATGGTTTTTGGGCTGTGCCCCCTGATATTGGCAATAAAGTTTTGGTTACGTTTGTAATGGGAGATCCTAATCAAGGATTTTGGTTTGCTTGCATACCTAACTTGCCAACAACACACATGACTCCGGGGTTAGCTAGACCAGACGGAACCAATATTGGCACTAGTAAAATCAACAACGATAAAACCTTTGGCTCTGGTAGAATAAGCAGTGGTAGCTATTTGCCCACGGCAGAACTAGTAGCTCAAAACAAGAAAGATGACTTAGATCCTAAATTTTTTGATTTGCCAAGAGTTGTACACACATATCAAGCAAATATTGTAATAGAACAAGGATTAGACAAAGATCCTGTGCGAGGCACTATTACCAGTAGTAGCCAGCGTGAAACACCTAGTCAAGTAGTTGGTTTAAGCAGCCCTGGTAGATCTGTTCCTGATCCTGCAGATTTTCCTGATCTTGAAGAACGTATAGCCCAAGGAGATTTGCCAATTGGTCTATTACAACAATTTCCTAATCGTAAAGGCGGGCACTCGTTGGTTATGGACGATGGTGACTTGTTTGGCGAAAGTAGACTTTTGCGTTTAAGAAGTAGTGGGGGTCATCAAATACTAATGCATGATACCGAAGATATTATGTATATTGGTAATAGTAAAGGAACAACTTGGATAGAACTTACACCCAACGGAAGTATCAATATTTTTACTAACAACGATTTTAATGTAAGAGCACAACAAAACATAAATTTTCATGCCGACAATGAAATTAATTTTCATAGTGGCAATGCTATTAAGATGTATGCAGAAAAATATTTTTTAAACGAAACAGAAAGTTACACAATTACTGCGGCAAAAAACATAGCTGTAAATGCAGGAAACGTAGGCATTAAAAGTGGCTCATCATTGTTAATGGAGGCAATCACAGGAGGTTGGAAAACTTCCGGCGATTTAGTGTTAAAAGGTAGAAACATTTATCTTAATACAAGCACACCGTCTTCACCTCTTACTAATGTTCCTTTTGAATTTTACAAACAAGCCAATGTTAAGTATAACAACGAACAAAAATTATGGGTGTCGTCGGACTCTACATTTGAAAGTATTGCTCCTTTTACGCCAACTCACGAACCATGGCAAAGACAAACAGGACAATTAAAAAAGAATAATGGCTCAGTAGTAAAGCCCGTGGCACAGACTAAAGGCAAAAACAATGGCTAATACAGGTATAACAACATCTCTTCAGTTTCCTGTGATTAATCCTGCTAGTCGCAGTTTGCTAGTAGATCCTGATGCTCCAAGAGGAGTTTCAATAAAACAAACTAGACCGGACGTACCTGGATTAAACAGATTTGAGGTTAGATGTTTATTAATACAACTTGGCCAATTAGAAAGTAACACCAATGCCAACTTAATTGGTGTAGGCGTACCACAAATAGGAATTTATAAAGCCAGTATAAGTTCTAATACATCATTTGCCAATGTTGCATCTATAACAATTACAAACAATGATCATAGTGAAATAAAAGTTGGCATGTTTGCTAACATTGCCGGAACCAGCACAGGTGCATTTGGTAGTAATACAATTGTTATTGAAAAATCTTTAGGCGGAGATACTCAAGCAGGCAAGTTTGTTCCTGGATTTACTTATACAATCACTAGCATTGGCACTACTGACTTTACACTGTGCGGCGTACCATTTGTAGCAAATGTAGCAGTTGGTTTAGAATTCATTGCAAATGCTGTTGGTAGCGGAACTGGCACTGCACTTATAGGTAATAATCAAATTAAACTGGCTAGTAATCACACTATTAGTGGTGCTATTTCTTTTACTGTTAGCCCATTACTGCTAGGAAAATATCAAAATAGTCAATGGTTGTTGTACAATAAAGGCTTCTTAGATATCAATAATCAATGGACGGGCAAAGATGGAATAGATTCAAATGATTTATTCCTAGCTGCAACACTGATACAAGAAAATGTCATGACCGAGTTTTTGACTGAAAAATACAACGAACTGATTAAAAGTAATGCTATACGTAGCGGCGATACTAAAGACAAAGTGGCCGGAATGTTAGCTCTGGCATATCAGTACCAAGACCTAGGTAATCCTCAGTTAAAACAAAGTGTTTATAATTCTGACGGCACTATTAATTCAGAAACATTTTCTATTGCAAGTAAAGCAAATGTATGGCGAGAAACAGGTCAAACAGTGGATAGTAGGGGTCGCCCGGGGCACATTTACTTTAATAATGGGCGTTACGCTATCATGACTTTAGGGGCTGATACACCAGAATAAATACATTTATGGTCACAAGATATAAAGGTTTTAGCACAATAGATAGATACAAAAAATTTAGATTAACTGATCTAGAATTGATTAAGCGCGATCTATTGAATCATTTTGCCATAAGAAAAGGCGAAAAGCTAATGAATCCAGAGTTTGGCAGTATAATTTGGAATGTATTGTTTGAGCCTTTGACTGCTGATGTAAAAGCACTGATAGTGTCAGATATACAAAGAGTAGTAAGCTATGACCCAAGAATACGAGTTGACAACGTTCTAGTTGATCAATTTGATTATGGACTACAAATTCAAGTAGAAATAACTTTTTTACCTGACAATTACAGCGATGTATTATCTTTACAATTTGATCGCGAACAAAACAATGTAATAGCAATTTAACATAAAAGTACCAGAAAATAATTTGAATAAATATTAAAAATAGGTATTTAGAATGGCTATTACTACAAGACAAACAAGTTTACTAGTTCAACAAGATTGGACTAAAATCTACCAAACTTTTAGAGAAGCTGACTTCCAAAGTTTTGACTATGAAACTTTGCGTAAGTCAATGATTGAATATTTACGCACATATTATCCTGAAGATTTTAACGATTTTACTGACAGTTCAGAATACATTGCGCTTATTGATTTAATTGCTTTTTTAGGTCAAAGTTTAGCTTTTAGAACAGATCTAAATGCACGTGAAAATTTTATTGATACTGCCGAACGCAGAGATAGCATATTAAAACTAGCTCGTTTAGTTAGTTATAATCCCAAGCGCAGTACACCAGCTTCTGGATTTTTAAAATTTGATAGTGTTAGTACCACTGAAGCAATTTTTGATAGTACTGGCATTAATCTAAGCAATATTATTATTAACTGGAATGACAGTTCAAACGAAAACTGGCTAGAACAGTTCACTGGCGTGTTAAACGCTGCTATTCTTCCCACGCAGGCAATTGGTAAACCTGGAGCTTCAAAATCTCTCAATGGTGTCTCTACTGATGAATACACAGTATCAACGCTATCTGGGTCTACAACTACATATCCTTATACAGCAACAGTGGGCGGTGTAACATTTCCTTTTGAAATTGTAAGTGCTACTAGTATTGATCAATCATACATTTATGAACTGCCTCCAGCACCGGGCGGCAGTTTTAACTTTTTATATAAAAATGATAATCAAGGCAACGGCAGTAATAACACAGGATATTTTTTCTACTTTAAACAAGGTAGTTTAAGTAATCTAGATTTTGTTATTACAGAAAGCTTGCCTAACAGAATCGTTAATATTAATTTTGATAATATTAATAATATTGACGCTTGGCTATACAGTTTGACTAGCAGCGGAGCACTCAATCAATTATGGACACAAGTGCCTGCTGTTAATGGAATTAATGTAATTTATAATAATACTGACGAGAGAAATCTTTATAGTGTTGCAAGTAGAGCAAATGATCAAATTGATTTAGTGTTTGGTGACGGTAGTTTTACTAATATTCCAGTAGGCAATTTTAGAGTTTATTATAGAACAAGTAATAATTTAACTTATAAAATTACGCCAGATGAAATGGCTGGAATAACTGTTACTATACCATACCGTGGTCGTTCAGGTAGGGCAGAAACCCTAACAGTGAGAGCTAGTTTACAGTACACAGTTTCAAATGCTATATCAAGAGAATCTCTTGACAGCATAAGAACAAATGCTCCGCAGCAGTATTACACACAAAATAGAATGGTGACTGCTGAGGACTATAATGTTTTACCATTTACAACCTTCAACAATATTTTAAAATTGAAGGCAGTAAATAGAACTAGTTCGGGCACAAGTAGATATCTTGATGTTATTGATGCAACTGGAAAATATTCTAGCACAAATATTTTTGCTCAGGACGGTTTAATTTATAAAGATCCTTACTATACAGATACAGTCACATTCCAATTTACTAGCACAGTAGAAGTAAGTGCAATAGTAAGAAATCGTCTAAAACCGTTGATCTCTAGCATTGCAACTAGACATCTTTATTATGATACTGCAACTAGAACCCAACCGCAAGGGCCAACTATTGCAGCCACTAGTTTAACAGCCGGTAAAACCTATAAAATTATTACGTCAGGTTCTACTTCATTCACCAGCATTGGCGCAGCATCTAATGCAGCGGGTACAATTTTTACAGCCACGGCTGTGCCAGGATCAGGATCGGGCACAGTAGCATTAATAGCAACATGGACACAAACATCTGTAGCAAGCGGAAGAAGTTCTGGCACATTTGCTAGTCCCAATTACAATTTTTTATTGCAAGGCAGTCTAGTTAAATTTGTTCTACCAGCCGGCCAATATTTTGATGCTCAAAATCAAATACAAATTGGAACCCCTACTACCGAATTCCAGCGCACAGAGTTGTGGGCAAGTATTATAAATTATGATAATCCTGGACTTACTTCGGTAGCAACTCTAAGTGTTGTTGTTCCTACTGGTGCTGTAATTGACCAAATTATTCCAGTATTTGCCAATGATTGGTCTGAAGCATTAATCAATGATATTATTACTCAAATTTTAAGTTTTAAAACCTTTGGCCTCAGATACGATATTCCATCATTATCATGGAAAATTATTGAAAGCCAGAATCTTGGAACCGGAGAATTTAGTCTAGCTAATGCTGGTAGCACAGCCGGCACAAGTTTAGATTCTAGTTGGTTTTTAAGTTTAACTTATCTAAACGGAGAATACACTGCTGTCAGCAGAGGTATAGATTATTATTTTGAAAGTGAACGGGAAACTAGATTTTATTTTGATCCTGATGTAAGAGTGTATGATAGTAGAACTGCCACTACACTAAGTGATGCAATTAAAGTTTTGCGTACTAATACCGAGCCAGATTCTAGTGATTCAATATTCTATAGTCAAACTTATAGAATTTGGGATGTAGCCCTAGGGCAGGACGGAATAGAAGACAATAGAAAAGTTAAAATTACTTTTCCTGATGATAACTTAGACGAAGTACCTGATGATCCAGACTTGTTTGTCAATTTAGTTGCACCTACAGTAAATCCAGAAAACAAATTTGTATTCTTTGTAAAAAGCACCAACGAATATAATTTTATTACATTTAATCCAATTGATCAGACTGAGGTTGTAAGTGAATATGGAACCGAAGAAGAAATTTTAGAAAATATTTTATTGTATCCTGATAACACAGTATTCTTTGCAATAGATACACACTTGTTTTACATTTCAAGTGGCACTACACTACAAGAAACAACCGATTATATAGCAAGAGTAGGGCGCAAAGATTTAATGTTCCAATACAAGCATAACGCACCAAATAATAGAAGAATTGATCCTAGCCCTAATAATCTAATTGATTTTTATATTCTAACTAAGACCTATGCCAATGATTATTTTGCATATATCACTGACACCGGCGGAAAAATTGCAGAACCCGCTCCTCCTAGTGTAAACGAACTTAGAACAGAATTTGAATCAATTGAAGCATTTAAAACAGTAAGCGACAGTATAATCTACAATCCTGCTGTTTTTAAACCGTTGTTTGGTAGCAAAGCCAATCCAACATTGCGAGCTACATTTAAAGTAATTAAAAATCCTAATATAATGATTAGCGATAATGAAATAAAAAGCCAGGTTATCGCTGCAATTAACACATACTTTGACATTAACAATTGGGAATTTGGTGAAACATTTTATTTTAGTGAACTAAGTGCATACCTGCACACATCGTTAGTGCCTAATGTAAGCAGCATTATAATTGTTCCGGCTGATACAGAGTCTCAATTTGGAACATTATTTCAAATTAATGCTGATCCGGATGAAATTTTAGTAAGCGCCGCCACTGTAGATAATGTGCAAATTATACCGGCTATAACCGCATCACAAATTAATATTACTAGCTTGTAGGATAAAAAATGGCAGTTTTTAAGACTTTACAATTTTTACCAGAAATTTTCAGAACAGAAACAAATAAAAAGTTTCTTAATGCCACTGTTGATCAATTATATAGTGAACCTAACCTAGTTAGAATAAATGGATACATTGGCAGAAAACTGGCTCCTTCCTATAAAGCCAATGATAGCTATATCACTGAACCAACACAAGATAGACAAAACTATCAACTAGAACCTTCGGTTATAATAAAAGATCCTGTTACTCAAGAGCTTAACTTTGCAACCACTTATACAGATATAGTTAATAAGATTAATTTTTACGGAGGTTTAACAAGTAATCATAATAGGTTATTTGACAATGAATATTATTCCTACGACCCACAAATTGATCTTGATAAATTTATTAATTTTGTACAATATTATTGGTTAGAAAATGGGCCAGATGCTGTAACAATAAGTGCGTTGGATACTCCTCTTGAAAGAAATTTTAACGCAACATTTGATGCAACTACTAACACATACAATTTTGTCGGATTTGATAATATTTCAAATCCATTGATTACGTTAGCTAGGGGCGGAACATATACGTTTACTGTAAATGATCCAGATAACAAATTTTATATTCAGAGTAAACCAGGATCAACAGGTGTAGATCCCACTTTAAATAATCTAAATACTCGTGAAGTATTAGGTGTTACAAACAACGGTGCCGACGTCGGCACGATTTCATTCACAGTACCAACTTCTACTGCGCAAATTCAATGGACTTCAATGCCCATTGTTGACAATGTGAATTTTGCCACAAATCTAAGTTACCAAACTTTGCAAGGATGTTTGCTGTCTGAATTAAGCGAGTTAGGAGGTCTTGACGGACCAACTACATCTTATGATAACACTTCTGTGGTGTTTATCAATAACTCATTTATTGATGACACGTATTGGCACAATACAGCAAGAGTTTTAGATAATGTAATTTACTTAGATCAAGACAATCTTATTCCCCAAAGTCAAAGGACCAGTATATACCAAATTAATGTGTATCCTGATAGTCAGGGCGACTTAAGAATATACCTTAGTCAAAAATTTGAAGTTTCAAATGAAAACAAAGTAAGAATCGTAGCAGGTGCTAGTAATTCAGGCAAAGAATTCTATAAAAGAACCAATATATATTTTCAGGTTCCTAACATTACAGCACCGTTGGATTATCTTTACTATCAAAGTGACCAGTCTGACACTGCTTTTGGTACTATTAAATTAGCTTTAACTATTGATCCTGATAATGAAATAATTGGGGAACCTAATTATGTAAGCCCTTCTGGTGTTAATTTTACCAATGGATTAAAAGTTGAATTTGATTCTACGGCAGTTGCTCCTTATACAAATAACACTTATTATGTTGAAGGGGTAGGTACAGCAATAAAATTAGTGGACGCAAGTAAGCTGGTTTCTTCTGAATTAGATTATAATTATTCAACCCCTGATTATATTACAATAAACAGAAGTTCAATTGACCAAAACGCATGGTCAAGAAGTAATCGCTGGTTCCATGTTGAAGTTATTGAAAAAACTGCAGAATACAACAATACTGAATTAATTTTAGATCAAAATGTAAGAGCACAAAGACCTATCATTGAATTTAATTCAGACTTACAACTTTATAATTTTGGAGTAGAAGCAAAGGATCCTATTGATGTATTAGACACCTTAATTACTAATGCATTTTCCCAGGTACAAGGCGTTGTTGTTCCTAAAACAACAGCATTTGCACCTACTTCGGCAGTTTTTTCTCTAATATTAAATTCTAGCGAACTAAGAGTTGGTCGTACATATGAAATAACAACACTAGGAACAACAAATTGGGAAGCAGCCGGAGCCCCAGTAGGGTATACTGTTGGTACCACGTTTGTTGCCTCTGCGGCAGTTGCTGGCACAGGAACTGCTACTGATCTTGAAGTTGTAGTGTTAAACAATGGAGATAGAGTAGTTTTTACAGCCGACGAAGATTTAAATATCAGAAACAAAATTTACAGATTCAGTATAGAGCTTTTTAGCGAAAGCCCAGAGATGTATCGTGCTTATATACAGGAAACTGATGATTCTGAGGTTTTAGAAGGCAACACTGTTGCGGTAAACTCTGGCACCAATGGATCTAAGCAATGGCATTTCAATGGCGAAAGCTGGATAGAGTCTCAACAAAAAACCGCAGTTAATCAACCACCTCAATTTGATATTGTTAGCAATCAAGGAATCAGTTTAAGTAATCAATCAGTTTACAACAACTCAAATTTTGTTGGAACTAAGTTATTTTCCTACAAAAGTGGCACCGGAAATAATGATCCAGTTTTAGGATTCCCTGTTAGTTATAAAAACTTGCAAACGCAAGGTGATTTACTTTTTGAAAACAATTTTGACGTTGATACTTTTGCCTACAGATTATCAAGTGGTTTAGAAGAAATTAGTAATATTAATATTGGATTCTTACAAAAAAATCTTTCAAGAACCACCAATGAGCGTTTAAACATTTGGAATATTAATTTAGATTTTACCAAGCAATATCAACTTTTTAATTACATTTACGATGGACAAACAAATTTATTTCCAATTGATATTTTACCAGACCAGACAGTTGATACTCCTAATGTAAAAATAACAATTAACAATCAAAGAGTAGCCAACGGCAATTGGGCAATTACGCAAACCAATAATAAATTAGCTATTCTCATAAACCCTGAAATTCTGACAGCAGATGATGTAGTTTTTATTTCAATCTTTAATTCTAAAGATACGTCTCAGCAAGGATTCTATGAAATTCCGCTGAATTATGATATTAATGCTCTTAACAATGACATAACAACATTAACTCTTGGACAAATAAGAAATCATTTAATTGGGTTCAAAAATAACAGCACTGACATAATTGGCGATGTTCCTGGAAAAAGTAATATTAGGGACATAAATTTTGTCAATCGCGGTGGTACAATTGTACAACATAGTGCCCCGGCAGTGTATGCTGGTTTATTTTTAAATCATCCTACAATGAATTTTGTAGAATCGTTAAGATTAGCGTCAAAAGAATATACGCAGTTTAAACAAAAATTTCTAGAGCATGCTGCCAATTTAGAATTAGATAGAAACAATGTTGCGGCTTCTGTAGATACAATTTTATTAACTATTAACAATGTAAAGAACAGTTCTTTTCCATGGTTTTATAGTGACATGGTTCCCTACGGTGATGACGAAAAAGTTGTCTTACCAAGTTATCAGGTATTTGACCCAGAAATTAGAAGTTATGAAATAACAAATATATTTCAAGACACTGTTATAAGCAACAAAGCTGTTCTAGTTTATATAACAAGAACCTTAAACAATATAACAACCACTGAACTATTAGTTAAAGACAGAGATTACACATTTGATCAAACTAGACCTGCTATTAACATTGCAGACAATTTTATTTTATTAATTGATGATATTTTAACAATTGTTGAATATAACAATACCGATGGAAGTTACATTCCTGAGACTCCGACCAAGTTAGGCATATATCCAAAATTTGAACCTGTAATTTATACAGACAACACTTATAGAACTCCTATAACAGTTATACAAGGACACGACGGTAGTATTACTCCGGCATTTGGTGACTTTAGAGACAAATTCTTATTAGAACTAGAAAGAAGAATCTATAACAATATTAAAATTGAATATAATGTAACTAACTTTAATATTAACGATTACATTCCTGGGAAATTTAGATTAGTTGATTATACAAGGGCAGAATTTGATCAATTAATTGGGCAAAGCTTTTTACGTTGGGTAGGTACAAACAGAATTGATTACACTACCAATTCTACGTTTGTAGCCTCAGATCCTTTCACCTGGAATTATAAAAAATTCAGAGACGTAATAAATGGAGAAAGTCTGCCAGGAACATGGCGCAGCGTATTTAGATATTTCTTTGATACAGATAGACCGCACACCCATCCATGGGAAATGCTCGGTTTCAGCGAGAAACCAGATTATTGGGTGGATAGATACGGACCAGCGCCCTATACAGGCGGTAACTTAGTTTTATGGAGTGATCTAGAAGCAGGTTATATTCATGCAGGAACAAGAGCTGGCATTGATTTTAGATATAGTCGTCCGGGATTGACTCAAATTATTCCTGTAGATGATAGTGGTAATCTACGTAGTCCGTCAGAATTTTTAGTTACAGATTATGATAGTGCAGCAGCTAATGTGAGTTACGCAGTAGGGGATATTGGACCTTCAGAGCTGGCATGGCGTAGAAGTAGTGATTATCCGTTTGCTATACATTTTGCTCTTGCCTTGGCTAAACCAGCTAGATATTTTGGCCTATTAATTGATGTTGAAAACTATTACAGAGATGTAGCAACAGGCCAGTTTTTAATTGAAAGTAATGGTCACTTAAAACCAAGTATAGTAAAAATTAATGGTTACGAAGATGAATTAGGAAATACGCAAAGAGCAGCTAGTTATATAAATTGGATTCGTGATTATGTAAAAAATTTAGGAATAGCTGATGCAAGCACACTAATTCACAATAATTTAAATCTAATAACTGTACAGCTTGCATATAAAATGTCTGGCTTTTCAGACAAAAAATTTATTGAGTTATTAGCAGAACAGTTTAGCCCAAGTAGCGTTAACGACAGTATTGTTGTACCTGAAGAAAATTATTCAATTGAATTATTCAAAGGTGCTCCTTTAGATAAGCTTTCTTATTCGGCTGTAATTGTAGAAAAAAGTGCAAATGGCTATACTGTAAGTGGATATGATTTATATAATCCTTATTTTACATTAATACCTAGTTTACCAAATAACAATTCATATACAATTGAAGTTGGTGGTACCAGGGCTGTAATTTATAATGATTTTAAAAATCAAAGAATAGTCATTCCATACGGATTTGAATTTACTAAAAAACAAGAAGTAGTAGACTTTTTAGTAAGTTATCAAAGACATCTTGCTTCACAAGGGTTTATCTTTGAAGATAGAGATAATCAACTTAATGAGAAAAAAGATTTTATTTTAAGTGCTAAAGAATTTTTACACTGGTCTGATCAAGGCTGGAAACAAGGTAACATAATAGTTTTAAGTCCGGTGTCAGATAACATTAAAATATTCAATGATACCACAGTAGTAGACGAAGTCACGAATACCGTAAATGGCAGTAGAGTCTTAGATATTAATTATCAAACTATACGAAAAAATAATTTTACAATTTCAAGAGAAAGTGGATTATTTTCTTTAAAAGTAATTAGTACGGAAAGTGTTGGGCTAGCTACATTTAATTTTGTTCAATATGAACATCTATTGATTTTAGACAACACCACTGTTTTTAATGATGTAATTTATGTACCAGAAACAGGAAATAGACAGTTTAGATTAAAATTAATAGGTGCAAAAACAGGATTTTGGAACGGTGGCCTAGAACTTCCAGGATACATTTTCAGTGATAGGAACATTGAAGAATGGTTGCCTGGTGTAGATTACTTAAAAGGTACATTAGTTGAATACAAATCTCAACTGTACACAGCATTGCAAAATGTACTAGCAGCAGATCAATTCCAAGTTTCAAATTGGCAACAAATTAATAGTTCAGCAGTAAAAACTGGATTAATTTCCAATTTTGCCACAAATTCGTCACAATCACTAAAATATTATGATATAAATGATCAACCATTTGATGAAACTCTACAAATTTTTAGTAATAGTTTAATTGGTTTTAGACCAAGAGAATACTTTACTAATTTAGGTATTGACGTTACTACACAAAGTAAATTTTATCAGGGAATTATTAAACAAGGCGGAACAATTAACGCCATCAATGCTCTTCGTGGCGCTAAGTTTAATATATTAGGTACACAACCTTTAAGTTTATTTGAAAATTGGGCCATACGTGTAGGTGAATACGGCTCTTTAGAAATCAATGATTTTATTGAATTTATTTTGCCCGAGGAAAACTTTAAGACAAATCCTTCGGTGTTTGAAGTTAATGGAGTAACAGCAGTTCCGGATATTGATGTAAACATTTTCACAGAAACTTCTGTTTATAAAAAAGGCGGCGCCTTTAAAAAGAATTTTTTACGCGAGGAAAGCAAGGACCTTCCACTAGAATTTAAACCTTTGCCGGTTGCTGGCTTTGTTAATTTAGATGATGTTAATTACACTGTATTTGACATAAAAAATTATGCAGATTACAAAGACGTTGCAGATGAAATAGGAACAGGTTTTACAATTTGGACTGCTAGAGACCTTGATAATCATTGGAATGTTTACCGAGCAACATTAATACCTGGTGCAGTCTTTATTCTCAGATACCAACTAGAATCCCAAGTAGAATTCGTAGTCAACGTAGACCACGGATTGATTGTTAATGATTTAGTTGTTTTGAAAAATTTTGATCCAAGATATAATGGAGTTTATCGTGTAGATTCAATTATTGACAGTACTAGATTTTTAGTAACAATGTATCAAAATTTACAAGATATAATAGATAGCGAAGCTGTAATTGCACTTGGCCTGCTTTATAAATTAGTAAGTAGTAAACTGGCTACACCTAATTCTATTATTGATAACACTCCTGTAACAGGTTATATTAAAAATGATAAATTTTGGGTCGAAGACATCGACGATCAAGGAACCTGGGGTGTATATACAAAAACAGATCCTTGGGCACATCGTGTTACACTAGAATTAGACCAATACACAGGATCAGATCATTTTGGAAAATCTGTAGCCATTGATAGATTTGCACGCTATGTTTATGCAGGTGCACCAGACAATTCAGGAGGTCGCGTTGCTGGATTTATCAGAGGCGCAAATATTGACTTTGATAGAAAACCCGCTGTAGCAGCCAATCACATTTACTCTGGGGTAACCAATTTTGGGCAAGTATTGGCCACTGGCCTTAAAGACAACGTAGACAGTTATCTGGCTGTAGCAGATCCTACTGCTGCAAGTGGAAAAGGTGTTGTTTACATTTATAAAAATTTAGGATTAATAAACATTTTAACAGACATTGCAGGAGTTGCTGATGATAGTTTTGGTTACTCATTGGCCATGTCAGATGACGCTCAATACTTGTATATTGGTGCGCCGGGTGCAAATAAAGTTTTTTGTTATAGTTTAGATTATCCACGGTTAACTTCTGTTCAAGAAATTATAGCTTCAGGGGCAACAACATTCACTTTACAAACTACTGCTACAGTATCAATTGATTTAATTGTCTTGGCACCACTATCGGGCGCTGAATTCTTACCAACCATTGATTATACCCTTGCACAAGTAACAAATGCTATAACAGGTTTTACAAAAACTGGAACGCCGGCATTAGGTACAGGAGCGTTTTACAACATATCTGCAACAGGTGGAACCGGAACAGGTGCTAGATTTAGAGTAGAACGATCTGCTGTGACAGGGTTACCATCAGATGAATATGTTGTAACATTAGAAAATGGGGGATCTGGTTATACAAATGGTGAGACCCTAACAATTGCAGGAGCAAGCGTAGGAGGAACTACGCCAGCAAACAATATTACTGTTACAGTTACCGGAGTTGGTGCTGCGACTAACATAGTGTTTGGTGTTGCCCCAGCTCTATTTTTAAAAATTGCAGTACAGAAAAAAGCTGATAGATATACACTGATTGATTCACTGCCTTTGGGATCAGAAGTTGCTGCTTTTAGTAGATTTGGTTCAGCATTGGCATGTAGTTCAGATGGATCAACCATAGCTGTTGGAGCAGAGTCAGCCAACGTAGGTGGTGTTTCAAACGCTGGTTCAGTTTATGTATATCATAGAACCAAGACAGAAATTGTCACCAATGGATTAACAAACATCTATACGTTGCCAGATAATTTTAATAATGTTTATAGAGTATTTTTTAACGGAACTTTAATATATGATCCAACTAATGTGCCAGCCGGTCAAAGTGCTGTGTATTTTATTACTGGTGGAAATACATTAAACTATGGTGACTCTGGTACAGCTACACTGCCACGTAATAACAAATTCTTTGTTGAAACTAATCAATTTGTATTAGATCAAATATTATATCAAGAAACACCAACTAGTTTTGTAAGTAATTTTGGATCAAAACTTGCTATGTGTTCAAGCGGATGCAACATTTACGTAGTAAGCTCCGAATATAAAGAACAAGACTATACAGCCGGACTAGTTACTAGATTTTTAAATCTAGGTAGAGTATACGGAACAGTGATAGGCACCATTACAAATCCTACGGTTACTGCAGGACAAAGAATTGTAATCAATGATAGAACAATTACTTTTACTGGAACTACTTTAACTTCGGTTATCAATAATATTAATAATGCAGTTATTACCGGAGTACGTGCCTCTAATGCAAATAACAGACTAAGAATTGATAGTGACGTAGTCTTAGTTGGTCAGAAACTAAGTTTATTAAATGGAAGTACAGGAACACCTTTAGCTGACCTTGGTATAGAAACCTATCAATATACACAAATTATTCAACATCCTGAAAATGATCAACAATCGTTTGGAATTAGTTTAGCTGTTGATCAAGACAGTGGAACACTAGCAGTTGGTAGTGCTGGCGCAGACATCTTTCAGCCAATGGCGTTTGATCCTTTACTGGTACAGGCAACTATTTTTGATAGCGGCACAACCACTTTTGCTAATAAGGTTAAAGATAGTGGTGCAGTCTTCATATTCAACTTATTAGAAAATCCCAACGAAGACGCCGATAACCCATCACTGTTTGCTTACAGTCAAAAACTATTTGGTCCCAACTTGGAAGATAATGTTGATTTTGGAGCTGGAATAGGCTTAACCTCAGACTATCTTTTTGTAGGTTTGGCTAATGCTACTGTACAGGATACAGTCGCCCAAGGCGGATTGTTGCATTACTATTATAATGAAAATGCCAAGAGTGGTTGGGAATTATCAAGAAACAAAGAGCCACGTGTTGATACAAGTGCAATTGGTTCGGCTTTTATATATAACAAAGTATCTCAAGAAATTTTAGACTTTTTTGATTACATTGATCCTGCCAAAGGAAAATTACTAGGTGTAGTAGATCAAGAATTAGATTATAAAGAAGAATATGATCCTGCTAGTTACAATAAATCTAGTAGAACAGATACAATTAATAACACCAGTTTTTATTGGTATGATAGACAGGTTGGTAGAACCTGGTGGGATTTAAGCACTGTTAGTTTTATTGATTATGAACAAGCCAGCATTACCTACCGAGTAAAAAATTGGGGAAGATTATTCCCAGGGAGTCAAGTAACGATTTATGAATGGGTAGAAAGTAATTTCTTACCTAGCCAGTATGTAGATGCAGTAGGCGATGGTGTTCCAAAATATACTGATGATTCTGCATATTCATCAATTAGTTTAGTTGACCCAGCTACTGGTATAATTACACAAAAATATTACTACTGGGTTTCTGGCAAAACTGGAGTTGATACTTTAAAGGCCAAGAGAACTTTAAGTGTTAGATCTTTAGAAAACTATATAACTAATCCTAAAGATCAGAATATACCTTATTTAGGATTAATAGCTACCAATGCGGTTGCAATTTATAACGTAGAAAATAAATTATCCGGCGATGATATTGTTTTACATCTAACAGTATCAGAATCAAGAAACAATAATTTAATACACAATGAATGGCAGTTAGTACAACAAGGTGCTTCAGCTGATTCAATTCCTAACAGAGCTGTTCAAAAATTAAAAGACAGTCTAGGCGGATTTGATGTTAATGGAAACGCAGTTCCAAGTCCATTATTAAGCCCTCAGGACAAATTAGGAATATTGAATAATCCTATTCAGTCAATAGTTCACGACAGATTAGCTGCTCTTAGACTTTATGTAGAAACATTAAATTCGACACTAATTAAATATCCTATTTTATTAACAAACTCTGTTTCTCTTTTAAAAACAGAAGATCCATTGCCTATTAGTGGATATGACTTAGAAACTAATAATGTTAATGATTTGCTTTACATTGACACAAGTCAATTGCCTGATGGGTATAAAATTTTAGTAACCAGTGATTCAGATCAAAATGGATTGTGGACATTATACAAATATAATTCTTCCACCGGTCTTTTTGATCTTGAACGAATTCAGGGCTTTAAGACAACTAGATTTTGGAACCCAATTGATTGGTATGACAGTTCATATCAAGTTGGTAAAACAATAGACTACATCGTAAACATTTATTCTGATATCCAGGCTTTGACTCCACAGCCGTCGTCTTACATAAAAGTGTTAGATGGAGGCAACGGAAATTGGTTGTTATACGAAGTACAGTCAGACGGGTCTTTAAATTTAGTTGGAACTCAAAATGGTACGCTTCAAATAAAAACTGAAGTATACGATCCTAGCTTAGGCAGTGGTTACGATACTCTGTCATTTGATATTACTGCTCTAGATCCTAATCCTACACAAGAGTTTAGAAATATATATGATGGGGTTTCACAACAAATTCTTGTAGGAAATCTTAGTACAGAATTTAATGGATTATTCCTAACTTTATTAAACTTTATTTTCATTGAACAAAAGAGTCCAGACTGGGTAATTAAAACTTCCTTTATAGACGTCTTCCACAGTCTACGAGCACTAGATCAATTTCCTAACTTTGTTAAAGATAATCAAGATTTTTACATTGATTACATTAACGAAATTAAACCTTACAGAACAAAAGTAAGAGAATATATTCCTAATTATTTTAATCAAGATCCTCTTGATGGCAACTTTACAGACTTTGATTTACCTAGTGCTTATGATTCTCGTTACAGAACATACAGAGCACCTGACGTAACATTAGAAAGCGATCAGGAACTATTACAACAAGATGAATATGTAAATTGGTATGAAAATTACAAATTTAAAATTACTGATTATATTGTTGGCAATATAGGATTAAATTATATATTACCACCAAACGTTGAAATTACCGGAGGAGGAGGATCCGGCGCTACAGCTATTACTACCTTATTTGGTAATGGCAGTGTAAGCGGAGTTATTGTAACCAATGCAGGTTCGGGTTATACTTCGACTCCTAATGTGTTCATTAACGGCGATGGCGTTGGTGCTACTGCATATCCTTTATTAAAGAATGAATATTATTCACTACAAGCCAATTTAAGCTATAACCTAGTAAGAAGCATAGACACTGTTCTTAAATTTGACAGATTTGAATATTCTAGCAATTTACAAATTTGGGAACCAAATGCATCTTATCCTGCCACTATAGTGACCTCTGGAAATACAACAAATAGTGTTGGCAATTTATATGTAAGTTCAGGAAATATTATTGTCTATAACAATAATGCTTATTTGGCAACCAATGCTGAAGCTAATGTATGGCAAGCAAGTACAATTTATCCTGTAAACAGTCTTATTACTTTTGGAGGTAATGTTTATACCACGACTGGTAATGTATTTGCTACCTCTAGTAGTTTAATTAATACTGCTAATGTTCAGTTAGTAGAAAATTTTGATTTTACAAGATTTTCAAGAATAGAAAGTGGTAACGTTCTTCTTAACGCACTAGACAGAATAGTATCTTACTACAGTCCAGAAGTTGGCATGCCAGGCAAAGATCTTGAACAATTAGTATCAGGTATCGTATATCCTGCGTCAAAAGTTGCTGGCCCAGTATTTAGAGCCAATGCATTTGAAGTTTCTAGCAACTTAGTATCGTTTAATTATGAAGGCTTAACTATTAATAGTGGCAATGTCAGCCAACTTAATTTCTTAGATCGTGGTTTTGAATTAAACAAAGCAATTAGAATCTCAGCTAATGTTCCATTCCAATTTCAAAATAACGGATACTTCAAGATTATAAGTGTTGATAGAGATACTATGACATTGACAGGTCAGCCTGTTGAAACCACTTACAAAATAACATTAGACACAACTATTTCAGCTCAAGCAGGAGATTATATCACGCAGGCAAATACTGCTGGCAATGCATGGGTACTTCAGTCTGTTACTAATTCTAATAAACTAGACATAATCTATATTAATCCTGAATTTACCACTGTGGCAGCAGGAAATGTATTTGCTAATTTGCAAATATCAAAAAATGGCACACCTCTTAGTGCTAATATTTCAAGTATAACTAATTTTGATAAAACATTTACTCCAATTGCATCTGGTGGTAATGTAGATGTTACTATATCTTATCTTGATGAAGATTTTATTATTGATTCCAATATCTACAGCACATATCTTGATACTGCCTTGGGCACTAGACCTCAGGATATTAATATAGTTGGTGGCGCATACTATGACATCTATTCAAGTCATGCACCTGAAGAACTAGTACCAGGTCGAATGTATGACTCTTTAGAAATGCGTGTGTTCACTAATACAGTAGCAAACACTAGCACTTATGGCTTTAGAGTATTCAAGCCAATGAGTGCAAACATTGAGTATACACGAATTAGTGCTAATTCTACCACAACACTAGCAGCTAATCTAAGTTTAAGTGATGATCAAATTATAGTTTCTGATGTAACTAAACTGCCTGATCCAAATCCTGTTGCTGGTATACCTGGCGTCATATTTGTCAATGGCGAAAAAATTACTTACTATCAAAAATATGACGCAGCAAAGCTGGCTACTGCTGTTCCTTGGACTGCTAACACTGTGTTTGCTCTAAGCAGTTTAATTGTATTTGATAGCAACACCTATTTGACCACTGGTAACGTTTTTGCTAACGCAAACTCATATGTTAATTCAGCAAACATTCAGCTTATTACTGCAAATTCATTGCGACAAATACGTCGCGCTGTTGATGGAACAGGTGCAGCTAATATAATACTGCTAGGTAATTTAGTTTCAGACAGTTCAGAAAGCACACAGTTAATACCTGATGCGCAAATTGCAAATATAAGCACAGTCAGCGGTAATATTACAGTCACTTCAAACGTTACTTACAAGGTTGTATTGGGCGAACCAATTACGGCTAACATAGGTGACTACATTACTCAATTTGTAAACAATACAGGCAATGCTAGAATATTATCTAATGTGACTAACAGTAAAGTTGTAGCCGTTGATATTGTATCGCCAGGATTTTATGCTAATGCAAATCTTGATTATACATTAACATTGAGCAGTCCAATTACTGCCAACCGTGGAGATCGTATTGGGCAATTCTTTGATAACAACACGTACTTGTTAGAGTTATCAAGTCCTATTACATCAAACATTGGCGATTATATTACTCAATTCCAAGGCAATACATATAGATTAGAACTATCAAGTCCTATTAGTGCCAATGTTGGAGATTATATTACACAGTTCGTTGGTAATCTATCTAACTTGTTAGTCATTGGCTCTAACACTGTTTCTAATATTGTTAATGTACAGTTTGTGACAGCCAATGTAGAAAACTTACAGTTCGCTACAAACGTAGGTACGAGAGTAAACATTGCTAATCTTTACAGTAGCGGCGGTAGTGTGTTTAGTCAAACAACTGCTAATATTGTAAGTATAACACTCAATGGCTTTAGTCCTAATGTATTCAGTGTAGGTAATGCAAATTTACGTGTAACACAAAATGTTGTAAATTCAAATGTCATACCAGTACAGTTTATAACCGGTACTACATCTGTTATACAAACAGCAGCTAACATTGGTACTCGTGTTAATATTGCAAATATTCAAGCTGGAACGTTTAATTTTTCAACAGCAAATATTTCCTCAATTACTCTTGCCCCAAATGTTCAGAGCAATCTAAGAGTTAGAGCAAATGTTACTTCGTCTGTAACTGTTCCTGTTGAGTTTATTAGTGGAAACTTAAACACACTTAAAACAGCCGCAAATGTTGCAACAAGAATTATAAATGGCAGTACGTTCACTAATGTTAACATTGTTTCTATTAATTTAGAAGGATTTGGTAGTAATTTGTTTGGCAATGCTGGCACAAGAATCAATCTAGTAAGTACAACTTCAGGTGTATCTAGTCTTGTAGCTAATATTGTTTCTTTACAACCGCTTGGCCAAGTAACATTTACAAGCAATGCCGAATATCCTAGAATTTTACTTTCAAATGGTAATGTGGTCCTTACAAGCACTACAGTGTTTAGAAGTAATATATGGGAACAATTTAGCACAACTTTACAAAATAGCACAACAGTAGGTGCGCAGTTTATAAGATTGGAGCCTAGTTACATACCATGAACAATGACCAACTAAATAGTAATATGGATAAAAATATGGACGATTTACACAAAGACGCTAAGGAAACCGCTGCAAAACCTGATGAAATAGGCGGCATACATGTACAAGGTCATATTAAGATCTTTGATCCAGAAACGGGCGAAGTCTTTATAGACAAACGTAATGCTATTCACTACGAAAACATCAGTGAAGCAATTGGTTATAGTCTAGCAAACAAAGGGCAAAGTTACATATACGAAATGCACTTTGGCAATGGCGGCACTAGTGTAGACCCAACAGGAATTATTAATTACTTGCCGCCAAACACAAACACAGGCAATAGTAACTTGTACAATCCTACTTTTGCTAAAATTGTTGATAATACAAGTGCATTAAATAATGATCCTACTAGAAATAAAATGGAAATTAGACACATTCCTGGTAGAGTCTATACTGATATTGTGATAAGTTGCTTATTAGATTACGGTGAACCAACTGGGCAAAGTGCTTTTGATAATAGTACAAATCTTGAAGATACTTACACTTTTGATGAACTAGGCTTAAAGGCTCGCAGTACAGATGGTACTTCTGGATTAACAACAACTGGTAAACTACTCACTCACGTAATTTTCCATCCGGTACAAAAAAGTTTGAATAGATTAATTCAAATTGATTATACCGTCAGGATTCAAACATTAACGAATCTAAGTAGTATAGGATAATAAAATGCCATATAATGTAACCAAAACTGACGGAACAGCGATTGTAGTTCTAGATGGAACAAAAGATACACTTAGTACTAGTCTAACATTATTCGGACGTTTAGCACAAAATTACGGCGATCAACAAAATGAAAATTTTGTGCGTCTATTAGAAAATTTTGCGTTTGAGGTAAGTCCAGCGTTTCCAATTCAAGGTCAACTTTGGTTTGATAAAACTTCAAATAACATTAAGGTATATGATACAAATAATACATGGGTAACTGTTGGTAGCGTTATTCAAGGTAATGTTGATATTAGCGGTAATTTAGAAATAGGTTCAACTGGATTTACAGTAAAAAATATAACAGGCGATATTGAATTTAGAAATTCCTCTAACCTCGCTGATATTAGTTTCTTTAGCAATGTAAATGGAGTTTCAACTAGATCACTTTTTGTAAACGGTAATACAGGTTTATTAGAAGTTGCTGCAAATGCTACAGCAAATTTTGGACTAACAACAAAAATTTATGTTGATAGTATAATACAGGCTGCAACCTCGGGTGGCGACACTAATTTATCATCAAACGTTGGTATTATCAATGCAAATTTAGCTTCACGAGTAGATGCCGAAAACGCATTAAGAGCAAATATCACTGCTGCTAACGCACAAATTGCACTAAGAGATACTATCTCTCGAGTAGATTCTATCAATTCTGCCATAGATACCGCAATCACATCAAATGTAAGTGTAATTAATGCTAACCTAGCTCAAAGATACAATCAAACATTGGCAGTTGAAACAGCAATGTTAGCTAATGTAAATGCAGCCAATTTAAGATTAACCGGCGCCTTATCTACTGCAGGAACTGGAATACAAACACAAATTGATAATTTGACTGCAAATTTAAATGCAGTGAATGTAGCAAAAGACATTGCATTGTTTTCAAATCTAGCTCTTAAAGCAGACGTTTCGAGTCCTGCCTTAAGCGGAGTTCCTACTGCACCTACGGCAGCTTTTGGAGCAAACACACTACAAATTGCCACTACACAATATGTAATGACTAGATCGGTGTTTTGGGACGGAAGTAGAAAATTTGTAAGTACCGCCGATCCTAGTGCCAGTGACGGAAATAACGGTGATATCTGGTTCAAATATCTTCCCTAAGCAATGACCACGAGATTAATTCAAAGAGAATTTACCATTCAAAATACTACAGGTAGATATGTAGTTACTATGCCTTTTCGCGCTAATATAACAGCTTATGCCTGGGGAGGTGGTGGCGGTGGTGGTGGTGTTGATGCTGGTACTCAAGGAGGTATTGGAAGTCCAGGTCTTTACAACACAACTACTTTTTCTATCAATATAGGACAAAAGTTAGAAGTATTTGTTGGTGCAGGCGGACGCGGCGGCGGCAGCAATTCAGGCAGCGCACCTGGAGGTTCGGCTGGTAACAGTAGAATTAATATTAATGGTGATACAACAAAATCATTTAATGGCGGCGCAGGAACAGCAGCAGGCCCTACTCCTTATTCCGGAGCTGGCGGTGGTGGTGGGGGTGCCTCGGGCGTACTTGTTGACAATGTTCCTGTGTTAGTTGCCGCCGGTGGCGGCGGTGGCGGTGGTGCCGGAAATGATGGCAATAGAACGGCTCAATATGCCAGAAGAGATGCAGTGATAACAAATAACGCAATTGGTGCAGTGGGCACAGATTATCGCGGAGAAAACGGACAAACAAAAGGTGGCGACGGCGGCGGTGCCGGCGGCGGTGGAGGAGGATATCCTGGGGGACAAGGCGGTCCGGTAGCCGGTGGCGACGCCAGTGCATTTGCTGGCCAATGTGGCGGTAATTTTCCTGTGCTTGCAGCTACAACTGGAACAAACACAGGATACTACAAAACCGGATTTGCAAGCGGGGGAGCAAGAGGCGGAGGAAATGGACAAAATGGTAGGGTTGTTTTATTAATTGAACCTTTTGGATTTAATTCAGTGAAAGTCACAGGAGACTGGAAACAAATTGAACAAACTTACGTAAAAGTAGCAGGAAATTGGCAGGAAATAGACAAAATATACATCAAAGTTAATGATAGCTGGAAACTTGTAGAAGGATCCGGGCAAGGAGATTTAACTCTGGCAGGTAATACACAATCTTATGGCACATCTGTAAGAAGCTACTCATAAGCATTACCTTGATTTAACCGCGCATAAATAATAAAGTTGGAGAATTTTTAAAATGGCATATAACATTACCTTAACTAACGGATCTGCTTTAATCACCGGTGGATTAACTGATGGTACTATTGATATTACAAATAGCAGCTTAACATTAGTTGGTAAAAACTATCCAGGTTATGGTTTATTTCTAAATCAAAACATGGTAAGATTAGTGGAGAATTTCAGCAATGCTTCTGCTCCTGCGGCACCTTTGCCCGGGCAGTTGTGGTGGAATTCGGCAACAAAATACCTTACGGTTAATACTGCAACATCAAAAGGAACTGCTAACGCAGTTTGGAAAACTATAGCTACTATGACATATGCTAGTAGTTTTACACAAACACCAATAGCAGGGGAACAATGGTTTGATACAGTAAACCAACAGTTAAAAGTATGGTCAGGCACATCCTGGGTAGTAATTGGTCCCATTACATCAACCGCTCTAGGTAATACTGGTGCTGTTCCTGATACTATTCAATCTGTATTAGGCGGCGGTGGCGCAGGCCCAACATACGTAGTTTTAAAATTCTTTATTAATAGTGTACTAGTTGGTATATGGAGCAAGGAAAACACCTTTAACACTGAAATTGATGGTTTTACAACAGTAAACAAAGGTTTGAATTTAAACACAACACTTGATCAACAATTATGGGGCAATGCGTCAACTGCCTTAGGTTTGTATGTGTCTGGTGTAAGCGTACCAACAAGTAGCTTCTTGAGAAACGATCAAGCTGGTACAATTAACGGCGCACTAACTGTAGCAGACGACGATGGGGTAACAGTAGGCGAAGCAGGGGATTTTAAAGTTGATGTCAACTCAGGTGTAGTTTACCTTAAAAATCAAACAAATAACAAAGATTTTTATCTGCAAATGAAAATTAGCGGTACTCCTACCGACTTCTTGCGCGGTAATGCTACCAGCGGTCTAGCAGAAGCGATATCATCGGTTAACGATGCCTCGGCTCCGGCAACACTAGCAACAAAACAATACATTGATGGTAAATTTGGTGGCGGTACATTTACTAGTACGTTTAACGCAAGTTTGAATCCTCTAGCAAACGTAACCTTTACATTAGGTAACACCACAAATAGATGGAGTAATGTTTTCACGCAAAGTATGTTAGTTGGTAACGTTTTTGCAGCCAACGTTGATGTATTTAGAACCAATGTATCAACAGTATATGTAGCAAGCACAATTATGCCAACTACCAACGTTTCAGTTAATTTAGGTAGCACAGGTATGTGGTTTAATACATTTTATGGTAAATCAGTACAAGCTCAATACGCTGACTTGGCAGAAAGATTCGAAGCTGATCAACCTTACGCACCAGGGACAGTTGTAGCTATTGGCGGGACTAACGAAATTACAGCCGAAACAGAAGATTTAAGCGAAGACGTTTTTGGAGTTATTAGTACAAGAGCTGCGTATCTAATGAACGGTGCAGCAGGTACAGATGATACACATCCTCCAGTTGCAGTAAACGGTCGTGTTCCTGTTAGAGTAATTGGAAGAATACGTAAAGGAGATCGATTAGTCAGTGCTGGCAACGGATTGGCCAGAGCCGGTGCAAAAAATGAAATTTCTTCATTTAATGTAATCGGAAGAAGTCTTCAAGATAAATTAGATACAGGCGAAGGTGTAATTGAAGCCATTGTAAAATTAAACAGTTAATAGGAACATACTTACATGAGTTACTCGCAGGGTAATCTAATTGAAGCTACAGATTATAACAATTTGATAAACGGAACCAATCAGCTCAACACTGTATGGGCTGTTGGCAATGGAGATGCTGGGTATGGACAAACCGCTATTGCAACAGTTGCAGTAAGTAACACGGTTACAGCAACACAATGGGCATCATTGATAAACACTTTAAACAGTGCTAGAACTCATCAATCCGGATCAGGGTCAGGTATTTCCGCAGTTACCGCTGGTCAAACAATAGATTGGATAAGCACATTACAAACGCAGATTGACAGTGCTTATACAAATAGAGGAAGTTTTGCGGCACAAGGAACAACAGTAACTGGCTCTAATGATGCAACTAACCCAAGTGCTGCTGCTACTTCTGCTTTTAGTTATTTTCGAGATACTAACGTGGTGTTTTCTAGTGCAAATGCTGCTAGATATTTTTTTAATGCCGGTGGTCAGATTAACTTTGTGTGTAGTGCAACAGATAATGCTGGTACTACTCGCAGTACTACATTACGAGATATGGTTAACCAAGTTGGTGGATTATCAGCATTTCGTAACACAACCAATGGCGGAAGGTCGGGTACAGGAGGCACTATTGTAACTAACAACACTGCGTTTGGTTATAGAAATTTAGTATTCAACAGTGCTAGCACTTTAGTAGATAATGATGTTGCTGGAACCTATTCAGCTCATAATGTTCTTTTACAAGTGTTTACTGCAAGTAATGATACTACCAATGGAGCAAATGGAAACCAAGTGACATTCCGCTTGTTAATGAGCGCAAATGCAGATGACGCATTTGGTGGAGCAATTAATTTAACAGTGAATGTAAGAGCAGACATTGTTCCCCCATCTACTACAAACCTAAGTAATGTTTGGGGAACACCAACTATCTCATTTGACAGCACCTAAAATCCATTGACCTAGTTAATTGTAGGTGTTATAATAAAAGGTAAGCAAAAAACTTACCTTTTTATAAGTTATACACTCTTATGTCAGAATTAGAACAGCTAACAGCGCAAATTAAACAATCAACCGACTACCAAACTAATAAACAAATTCTGCGTGAAAAAATTCAAACAGATTTACATATAACACACAACGGTGGCATGTTCAAAATAACGCCTGAGTTGTTGGCATTTGTAAAAACTTGGCCAGTTGACGAAATGTACTTAGAGGACGTATATCAAAATCCAATTCAAATTGATCGTCAGGTATTTCTTGTAACCGCACAACAACACTATCAATTGATAATGAATCAATGGCATCAAGAACATGAAAAACTCAAGCAACTCCGTAAAGTCTAGGGGCGTACTGTTATTTGCTTTTAATACCAACGCAGTCAATTATGTGCAAATAGCAGATCAAGCAGCACGATTAGTGCATCACACACTGAATTTACCGGTAACACTAGTTACTGACCACGAAGCTAAAACAAAACATATAGATCATACTATTATAGTCAACCACACATTGCAAAATGTGCGCAAGGGATATGCTAATCTCACAACTTGGCGTAACAGTGATAGATATCAAGCCTATGCACTAAGTCCATATGACCAAACTATACTGATAGATAGCGATTATCTAATGTTAGATCAATCTTTATGCTCTTTATTGGATGTCTGTGTTGATTATCAAATCATGTGTAACAACCGATACATAAACAGATCAACGCCGCGACTAATAGACATTAACAGTATTGATCAGGTATGGGCAACAGCTATAGTTTTTAAACGCACAGACAAAAGTCAACTGCTATTTAATTTAGTAGGTAGAATACAACGTAATTACGACTATTACAGAAAGTTGTATAATATACGACCTACAAATTTTCGCAACGACTTTGCCTTTGCTATAGCAAATAACATAATAAATGGATATACTCAAAACAATACAATACCTTGGTCCATGCTAACTGTTGAAAATGCTATCACTAGCTTAGAAAAAATAAACAATTCATTGATAGTTAGGGAATCTGATCGGGCACATGTGCTACCTTATCAAAATTTACATGTAATTGATAAAGATTATCTAGCATTGTCTGAATTTGAACAATTTGTTAACAGCGTATGCCAAGACTGACACCTCATCAGGAACAGCAAGGTTTTTTGACTATTGCACAAAATAATGCAGATACTA